GCCGTAAACTTTGTTAGAACTTCAGCTCCTTGCATATTGTCACTTCCTTTCTAATAAAAAACGGTAGGAAGGTTTATTCCCTCCTACCTAAAAGGATACTAAGAACTTGTTACTACTGTTCCCTTTCCTTGTAAGCTGATTTCGTAGCTAAACTCGGCTTCGTCTTCAGCATTACCTCCTAAGTCACTTAATTTGATAACTACAGGAGCTTGATATTTTGTATAAGTCATTGTTGAGTTTGATACTCCACTTAATAACTCGAATTGAATAACATCTCTAAACTGAGATATTTCTCCGTTAGTAATAAATGAGTGTATTTTACTTAACAATGTCATATTAGCTGTATTATTAAGGTCTAACTTCATAGTACCACTTATAGTAAGAGTACCACCAGTTAAGATAGTTCTTTGTATAGCGTCACACCATACGTAGAATGTTTTTTCTTCCCAATCGGTTTCTAGACTAATTTCGCTAGAAGTACAAGCTTCTGTAAAAGTTGGACTTGATGAAGTACCCGTATTGAATGCTAAGCCCTTAATAAACTCTCTATTATTAATGAACCAATTATTCACTCTTAATCCTCCTTATCAATTCTATTTACAATACATTGAAAAGTCATTGTATAACTTACACGCCTTATATCATAGTATTGTATTGTTCTTGGATTGCTATATTGTTTAATTAATATTTGCCATTTTTGACCTTGAAAATCTATATAATTATTATGTCCTATTAAGTCATCTATTTTGGTACTTGTCTTATACTCTTCTTCGATACTATCACCGAATATCTCTACATTAAAGTAACTATATAGTGGGTTGTCATTATCAAAGAATACTATCTTTTGTCCTGACGTTTCTTGCACTACTATAACTTTGGTGTCGTTATCGTTTGTACTATACTCAGCTTTTATCTTAAAACCACTTATTATAGAGTTTAAGAATTGTATAAGAACTAGGTTTTTATTACGTCTATCGGTTTCCGTCATCTTAACTCACTTTCTGCATTCTTTAAGGCTATTTGTACTAACTCGGTACTATGCTTGGAAAAGGCACCTATATACCATTGAGGTAATGTGTTAGGGTTAGTCCAATTAGTATTGTCGCCCATTTTCCACACTCTAGGAGCATAACTTACTCCTACAGCCCCCAACTCGTATGTAGCATTAGAACCTCTTACTCCCATAGCCATAGAGCCTTGATTTAAAGCTCCCGTTTTGTATGGGAAGTAATGAGCCGAGTTAGTAAAATCTAAAGTTGCTCTAGCTAAGCCGTATACAACTTTATCTTCCCATTTTTTTATTTGCTCTACGGGTAAGTCTTTAACTATCTCAACTTTAACTGAGTAACTCATTTTACCAACAACCCTATATTAGCTATCTTATTCCATATCCAATTATCTTGGACTTCTAAGACAACGTACTTTCTACCATTAAAGATAACCTCGTCGCCCTCTCTAACGTCTACTTTATTTTTAACAATGAAGTAGCCTTTAGCTTCTGGTGTAGTATAGACTCCAAACCTTACGGCTTGGTCTACATTATAAGGACATACTTTAATAGGTACTTCTCTTTTGTCTTGGTCGTCATATACTGAACTCTCACCTCTATTATTTTGGATAAGAGTTGCTTTCATTCCGTTTACGTTAAACATTAGAATGGTATATTAAGCCCCATATTTTGATTAATTGGATTGCCTCTATATAAATACCCGTTATTAGCAAGTATTCTTAAAGCTAGAGTTGAATAATCAGTTCTAAGGTCGCTAGTCATATTACCAGAAGAGATACTACCTCTATTATCTAATAAAGGCATATCGTACTCTAATAAAAACCTTAATTGTTCCATACTAGCCTCTTTAATAGGATAAGGAGCCGTTGTTGGAGTCCAAGTATTATCTCTATAGCGAAGTCCTACTTGGGAGTAAATCATTTCCGAAACGGCTTCTATTTTCCATAAGTCCTCTCTATCTAATGTGATATGAGGGTATTTAGTTTCAAAGTCATTTTTTGTAAAGAAAGTCATAAACTGACCTCCTTTCTACTAAGCACTTAATTTTTCGCTTGTTAATTTGATGATAGCTTCTGGTCTAACTACTTCAGCCCCAAACATTTGATTTCCCTCTAATACGAAGTAATTTGGATAACCTGGGTAATTACCATTCCATAAATTGAAGCCGTCAAAGAATGAGTCACCAACTACAGCTATTGAGTTGAAGAAATATCCTTTAACTGTTTCACTATGTCCGTCTACACTTGGGTTGATATAGTTGTCATTGATAGGGAATATTTCTACTCCGTAAGCTCTAGCAATTTCGCCTCTATCTACACCCTCTACGCCAGCCATAGTTTCATATTTAAGAATTGAAGTCAAAGCTGATACTAAAGCTCCGTATTCAGTAGCTCCTAAACCAAGTCTATATCCGTCTAATACGTCTTTATTGAATAAGTTTGCTTTCAATGCGTTAAGAGCGTCAATATAACCTTGTTGGTTAGCTGGAGCCCATTGATATGAGAAGAATACGTCTTCTTTTAATTTTTTATATCCGTAAGTATCAATTTGTTTAGCGATTGCACTATTTTTTTGGTTAGAAGCGTCTTCTACTACATTGATTATATTAGAACCTGTTAAAAGCATTGGTATTCTTATAGAGTAGTCCATAGGTAACTCAGTTAAGTCTACTTTAGTTGGCGTATAAGTTGTTAGTGTAGGGTCTAATCTAGTAGCTATTTCAGCTCCTTGTCTAACATTAATTGTAACTGGATTTGATTTAATAACTTCTATCATTGGAGCTCCAGTTTGTCTTATTTCTCCAATATAGTTTTCATTCAAGAATTTGTAGAATGTACTTTCATATAGGATTGAAAAGTATACTCTTTTAACAAATGCTTGTAAGTCTAATCCTACTGGTGTGTAATTCATTTTTATTCCTCTTTTCTATTTTAATATGTCTTTTAAGTGTGTTTTTCTTGTAATGTTGATTTCGTGGTTTTCTACTTGAGCTTGTCCTAAAGGTTGCTCGTTAGGTACATCTACTACTTCTTTTTTAGGGAAGTATGTAGCTCCAAACTTATCTTTAATAAGCCCTATAGCCTTTGAGTCGTCGGTTTCTTCTGCGAACATACTAGAGCGTAGATTAGCCACCTCGTCTAGTTTGTCACTTGGGAAGCCCTCTTTCATTAGTGACATTCTTAAGTTCAAACCACTAATAGTCTTAGTATGGTCGGTATCTCGTTCTTGTAAAGAGTTGTAACTTTTTTCTAACTCGTTATACTTGTTTTCAAGTTCTACGTATTTTGAAGTGCTTTCTTTAGAGTTGTTACTTATTGCTTCTTTTATAGCTTGCTCTTTATCGGACTCCAATACATAACCTTTCCTAATATCTTTTTCCAACTTTTCAAGGTTAAAATCCTCATTGGATAGTTGAATATCCTTGTTTGTAAGATATTTACTAATATCCATACATTTTTTCCTCCATTCTAGAACTGGAAGTGCATTTTTGGTACCAACTTAAAGTTTTAAGACATTCAAGCCTCTGGTCTAGCGATTAATCGCCTTTACTTGCTTTTTTAAGGACTCCGTAGGTAGCTTTCCTACTTCATCTCTTATAGCTTTATTTAGTTTGCTTATTCTAGCTTTTATCTTATCTACTTGTCCCTCATTACCTATCGACTTGGCTATTTTTAAGTCAGTTTTTAGGTTTGTACGGCTTAGGGTAAGTGAGTTTACTTTTTGTCTTATTTTGTATTGCTCGTCTACCTCTTGGCGTATCATTGACTCTCTACTTATTTGTGTAGGGCTCCAATATATCGACAAAGTACATTTACAATTTGGGTGTAGTACGTCGCCTACTTGCTCCTCAGCTTTTATCCCTATAATGTTTTCTACTTGCCACGCCGTTAAAACTCTATTTTGATATTCGTAACAATACAAACAACTAAAAGGGTGATACGGAATTATAAACTCACTCTTTCCTAGTTTTTCACTATCAGCTAGTGTTTGGTTCCACCCAGAGCGAGTTAAGTCTACGTTATGTACCATAGCTAAGTAAGTAGACAACTTTACATAGTGAGCTAACATACCATTTTTATGGTAGTAGGCTACTACTTGATTAACTTGTTTATCGTACTTGCTTAACTTCTTAGTTAGATACTCTTCTTTATCCATATTTTTTATGGAGTTATGAGCGACTCCGTAGTTTGTTACTACGTTCTTTTTAAATCGTTTCTCAAACATTTGGAAGTCGCTTTCTGGTGTTAATTTGAAATACTCGTCATCAAACGTCCACCCTAACGTTTCTAGATATTCTTTATTCTTAAAACGCCCTATATTAATAGCTTGCTCTACGTTATTGTTATGTACTAACTCTCTTAACTCAGCTATTTGCTTATCCATAAATCTATGGTCTACTTTGTCCCATATCTTCCCTACTTCTTTTTCAAAGAACTCTTTTGATTTCCCCTCTTCTAGACATTTGAAGTACAACTCCTTTGTCTTATTCATCATTTTTGTATATCGTACATTTACTAGGTATACGTTCTTATCTATCAACTCGCTAGATTTCTTCGTACTCAACTCTTAACGCTTCTCTTTCTTTTTCATATAGGTTGTTATAGGTTTCTTCATCTATAGGCTCATCTATAAGTTTGTTAAGGATAGGAGTAATAATCTTAGAACGTACTTCGTAAGGAACAGCCGTTGTCCTTTGTATAGCTCCTAGCACTTGTAACTTTTTCATATCGTCAAACCTTTCGTTACTTCCATAGTCCCACACTAGGTCGCTAGGGATAATATTTTCGGTTATTTTAAGGCTTTGTTGTAGCTTTACGATATTTTCTATTAAATTGTTTATTTGTGGCTCTATTTGTTTCTTAATAGCCTCTATAGTCATATCCGTAAGGTTAGCGTTTAACTCTATATTAGCTACATTTTGGTATGAGTCTTTTTCATATCCGAAAGTGGCTGGGCTTAAGTTAGCTAATTGTATGACTTGGTAATCACAAAACTTAAATGACTCTATATACTTATCGGTTCTTATATCACCTTGTAAGAACTCGAAGACTTGGTGTTCTTTATCTCCTGGAAGTAATGTAAAATAGTCTTCCATACTATTAACCGATAAGGTTTGGATTTCGTACATATTACTTCTAGGTTGCCAACTACTTGTAATATCGCCCGTTTGATAATGTTGACTTGTAACTATCCTAGTCTTTGTTTTTTCTATCTCATCAGCTAGAGTATTAAATATATGCATTTCTTCGTTTAAGAACTTTTCGCTATCCTTAAAGAAGTCTTGCCCTATATCTATATTGATAATTGGGTGATATGGCAAGTTATAGAAAGATTTAAGAGAAGAACCCGTCAATTTATTAAACTTACCTATGTCTATCTTTAACCACTCGTTCTTGTTTTTAACTTTTTCGTAAGCTTGATACTTTATAGTAGCCGTTCCGTCGTCCTTTAACTCTATATGTCTTTCCAAAGAGTATTTGTTATCTTCGCTATCAAAGTCTTGAATAATATCACAGCTTATGACTCTATCGAACTTCTGGACTAAGTTATGTATCATACACTTAGGTATACATTCTAGATAAACCTTATTATCAAACTTATGTATATATATAAAACTTTCTCTATCGTATACAGCTTCTTCTAAAGCTTGCCCTAGTGTTGGCATTAGCCAATTAATATCTAAGCCCTCCGTTTGTGTAACTAAGTCACTACCGAATAATTGGTTACGGATATATGTACCTATCTTTTTAGCACTTGGAGCTAGTACATATTTGTACTCGTCCTTTATATTAGGTATTCCGTTTGTATATCCTGGTATAGTTACCTTTGTCTTAATTTGTATAAACGGAGCTTTTAGAAGTTCGCTAGCTCTTAATTTTCCATTCATTCTACCTCAACTCCTACTTCGTCTATTACGCCCCAATAGGTTATCTTCTTTATCTCATCAGTTTTAAGTAGTCTAACAGGTACTACCATACGACTTACTATAAACTTACCGAACTTATCTTTATGCCCTACTATGGTTATGTAAATAGGCTTATTTTGAAAATCCTCATTTCTTAGTTTGATTTTCTTAATCAATACTCCGTCATAGAATAGGTAGAGTTTCCA